TGTCTGTTGGAAATTCATTTGTTGTGTCATTAGACGCTAAAGCAACCCCGTTAGGGGGATTAGGATGGACGGTTTTCAAATTTCAACTAGAAATGAGGCTAAGTATTATTAGCGGAACAAAATTTTTATCTGGCGGGTCAGGTGTACCTCCTTATTGGGGCTTAGTTCCTACCGTTAAAGAATACTGGAATAAAACAATAGACAGCCGTGATTTAAGCTGGAAAAAAATACAATGGGAAACTCCAGTACTACCTTTCGACCTGGACAACGCTGAAGTAAAAATAGAGTTTATAATAACCAAACTAACCGGTGGAGCAGTACCCGCTTACCACACGTTATTTTTAACAAAAGAATTAGAAATATTTTCACCTACGGATAGAAGCCAAGGAAGTGAAGAAATTTATGTTGATAACCCATCAACCGCGTTTACTAAAGATTTAGACCTTGGCCAATTAATAATAAACGAAGGCAATAATTTAATAAGCACTAATACATTAAGCGTAAACACAAATTACTTAGGTGCTGGATCGGTAAATTTAGAAGAAGTAAATTTGTGGGATGGGGATTTTGATGATAATATGTCACTTTCATTATTAAGAGTTGCTGAAGCAATGAGTTTGCAGTTTAAACCATTGCAAAAATATATGGGTATGTTTGACGGAGACTATTACCCTATCCAAACCATTCAATACAATGATAAAACATTTGCATGTATGAATATGCGAAAGGATTATTCATTTGATGAGAATGATGGAATGTGGTTTGAAGTAATAACAGCTAGAGCCGGGTTGACGTCAAATATAGACTTGGGTAAACCAACTACAGGAGAGGGACAAGGTGAGACAATGATGATAAATTATTTTCAAGAAAAGGAAAGTTTAGGATTTGTCACAGAAGAAATATTGCCGGCCACAATCACATCACTACCGTGTGATATAACAGACTTTAGTAAAATTAAAAACGGGGATACTTTTAGGCTAATAAACGAATCTACAAAAGAAACATTTTTAACGGTTGTTTGTGATGCGGATATGACAATATCAGACACGGGCATGAGTATAGCGTTGATAGCGGTAGATTTTACTATACCCGCTGGAGTAACGATAATAAGAGACTACAAAGATTCTGTAGGACGATTAGTAAGATTTGACACTTTGCAAACTGCGGGTGGTGCTGTTGATCCACCTGATGCGGCTTCAATGCTTGAGGGTGAAATAAGATTTGTGGGGCGTAATATTTACGTTAAAGAAGGGGAGACGGTGTGGCGGCATCACGGCTCATCTTATCATCCATAATGCCAACAATGCCAAAGCGGGTGCATTCTATTAAGGAATACAACCCAAGGAAAGAAAAAACTAACTGGTTGAAGGACCAAGAAGATTTAAAATTCTACAATACCCAGGCTTGGCGAAAATTGTCAATTGCTTACAAAATGAGCAACCCAGTGTGTGAGGTTGATGAATGCACACAGCCATCATATTACACGGATCACATAAAGCCCGTATCTGAGGGCGGTGATAAATGGGATACCAATAATTTTCAAGCACTTTGCAAAAGTTGCAATGCTTCAAAAACTGCTAAACAATCAAAAAGGTAAAATAAATTACATACAATTAATTTGCTTATTGATTTAATTTGCACTAATGATTGGTGATGTGGTATATTCTTTGCTCAATGTTTCGGCGGTTACTGATTTAGTGGCACAACTGAACTATGGAATTTCTGCACAAGAAGATTTGTTTCCGCGTGTAATTATTACGGAAAGTGGAACACCTGAGAACTTCAAAGATGGTTATTCAATTATCAATCACGATGTTGAGATAAATATATACGCATCAAAAGGGAAAGATGGCAACGGTGGATTTTTGGAAGCGTCAAACATTGCTGATGCAATAGAAACGATTTTGCACAGGTATAAAGGCACGGTAAACAGCAAAGAAGTGAAGCAAACATTATTGAGCAACACAGAGATTTTATTTGATAACTCTAGCCAATGTGCTAGGATTATCATGGAGTACGCAATAAGAGAAAATAAAGTATAAAAAAAATGGCAATAACATTAGATAACTTAGTAGGAATGGACGGCGGCAAGTATACGGATGGAACCGTTGCAGCTACTTCATCAGACAATTACCAATTTTTGGTAGTAAACGAAGACGCAATATTCACCACGCTGACGGATCAAGATGACACGGACGTAGTGGCAGAATGGGGCGTGAGTGGTAAGACAATTACAAAAGGTATGATTATAGGCCCAAAGGGTGACAAGGCATTTAAAAGCGTTGTTGTTGCAAGTGGTTCTGTATTATTAATTAGAGGGTAATATGTACGGGTACGGTTTCCAATATAGCAAGGTTGACACCGGCAACCCTGGCAAAGTAATAGCACAGGCGTATGAGGTGCGGGTGCTTGCAGATGGCGGTGTTTATGAAAATAATACTTGCATAGTTAGATTTTTAAATAAGATGATACAAGAATGAGTTTTTACGATGACGCGAGCCTGATAATGTATCCAAGCGGATACAAGGAAGATAAATTATATAGTGTAAAGCCAACAGACGGAACTGGAGATTTTACCTTCACTAGGGCAAGTAGTGCCACTCGAATAAATAGTGATGGGCTTATTGAGACAGTATCGGTATTAGGGAGTGAGTTAGTTACAAATGGAGATTTTGCTACGGATACTGATTGGAGTAAGGGTGCTAATTGGACTATATCAGGAGGCTCTGCAAATGCTTTAAATTCTGTAGGATATGAAAGAATTGTACAACTAGGAACACTTCCAGCTGGAGTTTACCAAATTACTTTCACTATCTCTAGCTATACTAATGGTACTATTTTACCTATAATAGGTGGAACTTCGTGTAGTTTAGTATCAGGCAATGGAACTTTTACCCAAAATGTAACAGTAGTAGCTTCTACAACTATAACACAAATAGTTAGTCACCCAACTTTTACTGGCTCAATCGACAACGTATCCATAAAAGAAGTAATCGGAACCGACGTACCACGCATAGACTATACTGGAGGCGGCTGCGGAAGTTTGCTACTCGAGCCTCAGAGAACGAATTTACTTACTTATAGTGAGGATTTTAGTCAATGGACAAATTCAAATAGTACAGAATTAGCAAATCAAACAATTTCCCCCGATGGACTATCGAATGCTACTAAAATAATCACTAATAACGGCTCTATCAATGGTCAAATACTAAAAAACATTGGTAAAGGAGCAACTGCAACAACTTATACTTATTCTGTTTTTGCGAAAAAAGGTGAATGGGATAGATGTAATTTATATGTGAGCGATGCGTCATCTTTTGTTAATAGAGTTCAATTTTTTGTAGATTTAGACAATGGAAATATAATACAAGCTACGACTGCAGGTTCTTTTACTTCTGCTAATGGTTATTCTGAATATTATGGTAATGGTTGGTATCGTTTTTCGGTAACATTTACAAGTGGTACAGAATTAGCAATAACGGCAAGAATATATTCTATTGATAGCACAGCTACAAGTGGAGACGGAACAAGCGGCATTTATATCTACGGAGCAATGCTTGAGCAAGGCAGCTACGCTACCTCATACATCCCAACTTCAGGCTCAGCTACCACGAGAATCGCCGATGCTTGTACCGGTGCTGGAACTTCTGCGACCTTTAATAGTACAGAGGGTGTTTTATTTGCTGAGATGGCTGCTTTAGCTGATGACTTGACTTATAGGATAATTTCTATTTCAAATGGAGGTACTTCCAGAATTTACTTATATTATAGCAATTTAAGTAATCAAATAGGGTACGCGTATGACGTTGCAGGCTCAAGACAATCTGACTTATTTTATACTATTCCAGACGAAACTGCAAATACTAAAATTGCAGCAACTTGGAAACTTAACGAATTTAAGTTATATATAAATGGCGTTAAAGTAGCAGAAGATTTATCGGGTAATGTAAATTCAGTAGGGACTTTTGATAGAATTGATTTTACAGACACAAATGGAATTTCTACTCCTTTATTTGCAGAAGTTAAACAACTAATGACTTTCAACACCGCATTAACAGACTTACAACTCGAATCATTAACCAGCTTTAGCTCATTTGTAGAGATGGCAAACGCATTAAACTATACAATAATATAAAAATGGCAAATACTTTAAATTTAGGAACGGACGGTAACTGGGCAATCAAAGAGGGTGCTTTGCTTGGATATAATTCAGAGAACAGCAATTTCAAGCCTCTGCCTTTTGACTTCACTAGAGCAAGTACAGGAACGTATGTCGCAAAAGACGGACTGATTAAAACCGCTGCAAGTGGTGTGCCTCGTATCGACTTTTTAGATAGTACTTCAGGGTCGCTAAAACTCGAGCCTCAGAGAACAAATTTGATTACTTATTCAAGTGAATTAGATAATGCGGCTTGGACTAAAGATAGAGTGACTGTTTCTGCAAATCAAATCGCATCACCCGACGGGTCTATAAATGCTGATTTAATTGCTGAAAATTCAGAAAACAATATACATAGAATTTACATAGGTTCAATAAGTTTGACTGCTGGGGTCGATTATACGATTACCGTTTTCGCCAAAAAAGGAAATTCAAGCGTTATACAATTAACGCCGACTAGTTCATCTGCTATCGGTAGCGGTAGAGCAAACTTTGATTTAGTAAATGGAATTCTAGGGACTGTGTCTGGGGGCACTGCAAGTATTGAAGACTACGGAAACGGCTGGTACAGATGTTCATATACTTTTGAAGCGTTAGCAACTGCAACGTCGGCAATAGCCGTAAATATGGTTAATGATGATTTGACGGCTGTTCGTAATGTTACTTACTCTGGAAATACTAATAACAATTTTTACTTATTCGGAGCAATGCTTGAGCAAGGCAGCTATATCTCTAGTTATATAAAAACCGAAGGAGCAACCGCTACTAGAGTGGCTGATAATTGTAACGGTGCTGGGAATGTTAATACGTTCAATAGCACAGAGGGCGTTTTATACGCTCAGATAGCGGCAGAAAGTATAACTTCTTTTAAAAACATCTCGGTAAATGATAGTACTACCTCTAACCGCATTAACTTATATATTTATAATTCGAATGTGACGGTAAATTTCGACGCTGGCGGCGTTAGTCAAGCGATTGTGTCATACACAATACCCGACGTTTCGGCTTTCAATAAAATTGCTTTCAGCTACAAATTAAATGAATTTAAACTATTTGTTAATGGAGCTCAAAGAGGAAGTACAGACACTTCTGGAGCTGTGCCAGCAGTAGGTACTTTTAATCAACTCTCATTTAACGATGGCTCTTTATCTAAATTTTACGGAGACGTAAAAGATGTAAGAGTTTACAATACAGCATTAACAGACACAGAACTAGCAACACTAACAACACTATGATATTTAAAAAATACGAATTTACGGATGAACAATGGGCAGCCATTAGACCTACACTCTACAACACAGACGAAGAGGGTAACGAAACTTTAATTCCTGAGATAACGGCAATTGTCGAGATAGGGCATATATGCAACGCTCACAACGAAGAAGGGGAGTGTACCGACCTA